AAAGACCTAAGACAGGAAGTCTCCTCTTATCGTTATGAAGGTTCACTCTGGAAGGAGGGGAGCGCAGACTTTTACATGGATACCAAGGCACGGACAATAAATGATATTGTAACCGTGAAAGTTGCTGAGATATCAACTGCTTCCCAGCAAGTTTCAACCAAGACCTCCCGGGATTCCAGCATACTGGCGAGCATTAGCCTTATCACCCTTTGCAGCTGCTCTTTGCTCAAGCATGTTCCATTTGTAGTATTCAAGCTTGTCGAAATACTCAAGCATATTGCGTGAGTCTTCACGCCACTTAGGAATACCATTCCAACCACCCCAATTATGTGCGGCAGTATAGATAGCTGGCCTAAACCAGTCTCGCCATGGCTTGTCCCAGAATGAAAGCTCTGTACCATAGACCATATTGCGTTCATATTCTTCGATGGCATTGCCTTCGGGCATAAACTTAGAGAATGGCCTGAAACCAAATGGAGCCATATATTCAATAGGAGCAGCCATATCCTTAACAAAGCTCATCACACCACGTGTAGCTCCGCCCGCTGCCCGAGTAAATAAGCCAGCATCTTCATTCAAGTCCTGCAAGAAATTACGCCTTAATGCAGACTTTCTAACTCTCTCATTGATTCTGTTGATAAAGCTAATGTCTTGTTGAGATAGCTGTCCTTGACGCTCAGCTGTTTCAAGTGCTCCTGCTACGCGCCTAAATGAGGCAGACCAAGGAGCAATATTGGACAAGATATTGTAGCGATGAGTTAATGGATACTCCTCTAATGGAATACCCCTAACCTCTGGATATAGAGCTTCATATCCTGGTCCTGGGAATAATAGCTCACCCTGATCAATCCTGCCCATTGGATCACCATACTTAAGGTGTGCTGGAATCCAACTAGGCATATTGTTTCTAATTGGGTTGTACTCTTCAATCTCTCTACGATGCTTTGGTATAAAACGTCGGATTGGCTCACTGTACATCAGCATGCCACCAAGTTCTGACTCCCAGAAGTCTCTGGTAAACGAACTCATATTAGCAGCTGACTCAAGCCATCTGTCTCTCGCAAAGAAACTATCAGTACCAGAAATACTCTCCAATAATACAGAGCTAGTCCACCCTACTAAACCTGCTTGATCTCCCCACTCGCGGCTAGTGCTGCCAAATAATGGACCCCCTGCATATGGCGACACAGGAGACTGAGGTGGCATTCCTCCCATCCATGAAACTGGATTAGAAGCAATCGAGGAACGCATATCAGCTATTTCTTTACGGCCACCAGGTCCCTCACGCTGCCACTCCTCCGTATGCATCAAACGAGGTGGCTTAATAAGACGTCCAACAGTAGGAGCTAGAATCCATCCTAAGAATGGCACATCTGCAAAAGCAGTACTTGTAATTGGATAAGGTCGTGTATAGTAGTTGCGTCGTTCTAACTCATATGTAAAATGCTTCGCAATGAACTTGTAGAGTGGTGACAGCTCGTCTTCATCAGCTCCCCACAAGGCCTTGTCATGAGCCCTAGTGGTTAGCGTTCTATACCAATGAGGCTTCCAGTATGAAATGTGTCGACCTTCATAGGGGGTACCACCCATCTCCCACCAACGGCCTTTTCGTACTGGCACATACTCACGACCTTCGTATAGATCCTTTAACTCCTCAGGACTCTCTGGTGAAGCGAAACCACCCAACAAAGCATACATTGCAATAGTTGGTACAGCGAACCTAAGTAGACCCTGACTAATCATACCCATAGGTCGTGAATCAACAGATAGCATCTTCAGCATCTTGCTTGACTCGCCAGATGCACCTCTAAATGCTGCCGTTACTTGCTTAGAGAAACGTCCAAAGAACCCCTTTGTATTCAGTAACTCTTCTGCTAACTCTTGGTCTAATTTGCGCTGAGCTAAACGATGTGCTGGTAGTTTGTCATAACTAGTAGCATCACGTGTCTGATCCCATGCTTTTGCAGCAGCCATTCTCCATGTCTTAGGCTGATCTGCTCTAGCCACCCAATAAGGTGGTGGTTGACCAAATGGCTTGTATGGTGAATACCCATATGCCTTGATATTCTCAGACCATTCCTGGACACGTCTAAAGGATCGTTTATTGAGGGCAATGGTTAGTGCAAGACCACCAATCATAGCAGTAGTGGGTGATGTCATGCCTGGCATCACTCCCTCCAAGAATCCTCTGTATTCGCTTCCAATGAATGGAACGTATCGGATGCCTGGAGCATGTGTCATATGCGCTCTAAACAGATTTAAACGCGTTGCAACGGTAGCTAGACCTGGTACCACACCCTCGTCAAATGGAGAGAGTATTGACATGCCTGCAGTGACAGCTCCAGCTGCTAATGCAACCTTAGGACTAGCTCCAAATACCTTACGAGCAAGCAGTGCAGCACCTGTACCATAAGCACCTGTTGCACCAACCTCAGCAACCAAGTTGTCACGTCGCTTGAGCCAATCCATACTTTGCAGTGCTGTCCAAGCACCCCAAACCATTAATGCCTTACCAGCATAGCGACCTTGGTTAGCCAAGAAAGTGCCTTCTTTAATGCTTAGCACTCTTTGTAACACTGGAATAGGCTCAGTAAGCTGCTTGATCAAGTCATTCATACGAGCAGAAGCAAAAGCTGGAACGGCTCTTGCTAGCTGTAAGTGAGTTAATCCACGTGCAGCCTTAGCTTCTAGATCTGTACCTTTAAAAGTTGCTTGTACCCATTGCGAGAACTTATCACTTCCCTGGCCAATAGGAAGAAATCCAACACCCCGCTTGGTATCACGGATACGATCTGGATCATAAAGGTGCTTAACTGCATCTTCTAACGTCTTGAAGTTGCCTTCAGGAACACCCTCAACAGCCCTAGCTATATCATCATCAATAACGGCCATATATGCCTGGGCATACCTATTGATTGAGCTTGAACTAAATCCGCCAGAACCACCTGTATATAGCAAGCCAATATTGTCAGCTATCAGACGTTCAGCACCAGCGCCTGTCTTCTGAATAAGTCGTCCATGAAATCGTCCAGTACGCTTCCAGTAAAGGTCACTATCACCTAGACGACTAGCAATTGTACCAACTGGCAGACCACTAATCTTGGCAAGATAGTCAGCAGTTCTCTTACCAAGAAAGTCTCGACCAATCCTGACCATATCGTCTTCGACATGGGGCGCAATCTTCTCTGTCTGTGCAAAAGGCGAGACCATAGAAGAGAATCTAAAGGTAGCTAATAGCTGAAATGGAAAGAACTTCTCCATATCCTGTAGATGTCGAAACACAGCAGTAGGCCAGGTCTCTCCTGTTCTTTTGTACCACCTAGCCGTAACGCCGCCAAAAACACCTACAGCACCACCAATAGCTGCAAAGTTGAATAGCTTGTTTTCGCCTTCGTTCTTGTAGCCTTCGTAGGAGTAGTGAGGCGAAGTTTCGCCCCATACTACACCGGCTCTATTGACACTATAAGGAATCATTGTACATTCCTATAGCGTTCAATTGCCTTCCTTCTCTTCTCTTCTTTATCAAGTCTCTGTTGCTCTTCGGCATCTCTATCGACAATCTCAAAGTGCTTTTCTATTAGGCCAGCGTTAAGCAATGATGCCTCAGCTTCTGCAAATAGCTTAACTAGTTGAGGAAAGCTTAAATCATCAAGCTTATCCATAGTATACCCATTAAAAGCGCGACAGATTGTCGTTCTCATCTGAGACTCAAAAGTCTGTGCAACATGTCTCTCTACAGTGAGCAAGTCCTGTACTAACCTCATGTCGTTGGGACCGCTCATATAGAGGATTAACTGTGCCAATGTCGTTGGAACACCAGCTCTCAAATCGTCTGGCTGTTCAACATAAGCCTTATTCAGAACACAAGTACGATACACGTAGTCATATATGTCTTGTGCTGGAATAGCGCCTAAAACTAAACTAGTCTTACAGTTGTTGAATTCTACTAGACTCAACAAACGAAAAGGTATGATGATGTCATCTTCGATCAAGTTCAGACCGTAGAGACCATCACCTACCTGTTTCTTGAAATCAAACAAGACCAATCCCCCTTAGGATGGGGACTATAGTCTTATGACTAGACCCATCGCCTGTTCTGCGTCAATGAAGTAGGAACTCTTCATAATCACTTCAAACAAGAGATCTCTTAGACCAGCCTGCTTAGATCCCATCTTCTCTGGCGTAATCTGGGGCCATAGCAAACAACGATTCACAATTGCATCCTTAAATGCATTGTCATCTTGTTGTAGCTTCTCTTGTGTCATGATCTGTGTACGCCACTCAGCTGTATTCAGATACCGATACAGATAAACTTCATCATCCTTTAGTGGCAGTACAAGAATCTCTGGCCACTCTAGCTTGAGCGCCATCAACTGCTGCTTAGTAGGAGCACCTGGCAATGCAGCAATAATGTCCATAGGATCCTTAGGCTTCTGCTCTTCCTTATCTTTACCTTCTTTACCTTGTGGCTTCATAGGTTCTGGAATCACAGGAGCAGGAGGCACAGGCATTTGCATCTCTGGCATAGGCGGAAGCGAATCAGCAGATTCATCCACATAAACACCCATTTGCTCTAATGCTCTACGTTCTTTATCTAGAGCATCTCCTGATGGTACACCAGTACTCGTACTGTTTTGATTGGCTTCCATATCTGCCTTAGCAGCCGCAAGCATCTTCTCGCGGGCTAGATCTGCCGCTTTGCTCATATTGTCTCCTTATATGACTTCACGCGCAAAGAATGGGTAGGTTTCGATAACTGGCTCTCCATCTACTGTGATAGATTGTCCGAAACCTGTCAAGTGCACACCCTTAATAGTTCTGATTGTGTTGTTTGTGTACTTAGTCTCTTGGAATGGTACACCATAGGTAACTGTAATGTCAAAGCGTGTAGAGTGCTGATCTGGACGTGCGTATCTCATGTATTGACCGTCTTTCAATAGGTCAAGATTTGATCCTTCTGGATAGAAACGCTCAAGTCCTGTATTCCAGTACAACTGCTTTAGTTCTTCTTTCTTCTGTTCGGTAAAGTACTCGTAATCTTCATATGTCAAACTGCCGCTTAAATCACTTGCTGTTAAGTCAATAGCAGCGCTATTAGATGGCGAACCGTAACTGTTAGCGACATAGCTAGACATCAATTGGGCTTGCGTGAAGTTAAGCCACAATGTACCTGATACTTGTACCTGTCCAGCAGCTACACCGTCATATAAGGAAGATGCATAACCAAAGACTGGCTGTTTTGTTTGTAGCAATGAAGCCTCAAAACCTACTGCATCAGTAATGAGGTTACCACCAATATAAATACCAATATTCGCACCACTATAATAGTCGTACTTGAAATAGCGCTGGTCTATTGTAACCTGCTCACCCACTCATCAAACTCCTTAGCTTACCAAAGAGCGTTCTGCTATCTGATTGCGGTACAGGCAGTCCAGTGGTATCGTACAAAAGTTTTGGATCAATACCAAACAAATCACTAACCTCTCCATCAAGCAACATACGACTAATTGGATCAACTGGCTGAGGACCACGCGGATTAAGCTGGTTTGCACCAGTAACACCTTCAAATACTCTTAAATCTCTTGCCCTATACTGAATAGTTTTTTCTGTCAATAAGTCTTCTACAGAGGTCACCAGACCATCATTAGTAATATCAACACCCATAAGCTGTACCAGCGCAGCTGAACCAAGTTCATTCTGGTACATGATCATGACATTAAATGGCGGAATGACATCTGGAAAGATATTCGAACTACCGCTAGACGCAGTACCAATATATCGATCAAATGACCATTCATAATCGTAACGTCTCGACAGCTCCCACAAAGGATGATCATTCATGACTGCGAAGATCATAGAACCAGCGATAGTTCTAACACCACGAGTATGGCCCTTGACATTGGTATAGCCAAGGGCCCTTACTGGAGACTTCTCTCTAAATGTCGATACTGAAAGTGTTTGGATAGAGTCTAAGTATACTAATTTTGTCTGATTGTCCGCATCTGAACTAGGTACATATGCATAGACATCAGCGTCACTGCCACTAAATGACATTTTAATCATCTGCGCTGAAGACTCTGGCACCTAGCCCTCCACGATATTACTTAGCCTAGTGTAACTCCATTCGACCATGGCCCAGCGATTGATGCGCTCTGCCATCTTGTCCAAGGAATAATACCACGAGCGACATAGGTCATCTGCATTTCTGACATAAGGTCATCAATCGAAATACCATAACCTTCGTTAAGGATTTCAACCTGTAGAACCTTCATAGACATCACAGTGCCTAGTTCGTTCGCACCAGTAAGCGTAATATCGAAAGGAGGAATCTGGTCACTGTACCATGGCTGCGTCAAGCGCTGATCGTCACCCACGAAGAGAGTCGAACTTTCACCACTGGCTTCACCAATAGGTGAGTCTACAGTCTCAACCTGTGCAAAGCCAGAGCTGCGCACATCAACAGAAGGCCTAATCTCTTCCTTATCGGCCCAGAACTCAGCATTCTTGAAAATACCTTGGTTAGTACCAACAAGAGCGTGAGTATCGAACACTGCAAAAATCAGTGTGCCAGCGATACCACGCTTGCCACGAGAGAATGCTCGTGGATCGGGATAACCCATAGTATAGACAGGAGCCTTTTCGCGCTGAACCGCGTAAGAAATAGCCTGCAATGGTGCTACAGCCTTGTTGTGGAAGACTGCCTTGATATCAACACCAGATAGAGAATTGTAAGTTCTCACAAAGGCTTCATTCGAAGGAGCAGTAGCCATTTATTTCTCCTATTCTGGAGCCAAACTGATAGTTAGAGGGATTTGTCTCAGTTCACCAGCTGGCACCAGAATCAAGTCTACGATTGCCTGCCCAGCAATACGCTGAGACGGCGTTGACGAGATGTCGAGGTCAAACCTTAGAAGACCACCACCTGGACCAGTCTGTTCCTGAATCTTGCTTTCAATCACTGTCTTGAGAGCGTTCTGCTGTGATGGGCTGTTAGGCTCACCAATGAATGGATCAGACACCTCACGAATATCCTGCACAACTCTCTTTACCACTCGCACTGTAGTCAGGCGCTGATAATCAGAATCAGGACGTGCTGCTGTAGGTGCATCTGTTACAACCACACCCTTGCTCTTCTGTACTAGCGATACGATTCGTACACCTGCTAGCTGATCAAGCTTTGCGCCCTTGATGTTACGGATAAGCCGTACTCTGCGAACAACCTTATTGGTTGGAGCAGACTGTGGTGCAAGTGTAGAGATCATACCACCATAAGTAGCATTGATTGGAGCAATGTAAGCAGTACCAGAGAAGTTGTTGGTATGAATTACCGGCACACCAACTACGCTTAGATACTTGCCGATGTCGACTACGTGGTCATTCTCATCCTCTTCTTCTGTACCATCCATCCAGGAGCCAGTTGGACGCTGACCTTCAGTAGCAACGAATCCACCATCTGCTACACCACCACGATAATCGTTCCGACCTGCAAGGAACTTGTTACCAAGCAGTCCAGTGCCATTGTCAGCTGAAGCAAGGATCTCTCGATCCAGTGTAGCTGGATTAACAGTGTAGTTAGGTAGCGTACCAATCCACTCACTAAGCGCCTTAAGCGAGAAGCCTTCAGGTAGCTTGAATGAAATCACACCAATCATGAACTGCCATTGCTTATTTGCACGATGACAGAACTCAGCCAACTGGTATGCGAAGTTAACTTCGTGGAAGTCACCAGCTGCCAATGTGATGCCATATGCATCTGCAGTAGCTGATGCCGAACCAATTGATGGATAGATTTCAGCAATGCCGTCACCATCCATGTCCCACCAGAAGTAGTTAGTACCACTTACTTCCTGTACAAACACCTTGCCAAGCGCATCATCTACAGCACCAGCAGATGGATAATCAGTCAACGAACCAAGACCAAGTGCAGTGATTTCAGCAGAGCTTAGATCAGCTACGTTGAGGTCATCGATATAAACATCCATAGGAACGATAATATCGACCTCTACGAAGTCTAGTAGTGCATACGCATCATAAAGCTTTTCATAAAGCTCCATACGCGACATATCAAGGCCATCTGTACCAGCTGTATATGTCCAACCAGCGTCACCGCCAGCAGGAGTGAGACCAGTAACAGCACTCATCAGTACCGGCGAACTAACTGAACCAATATCAGTACCTTCACCTGTAATAGGAACACCAGTAAGAGTTACACCACCATTACCAAGTTCAGGAGCCAAGACACCGTCTGTATCGAGTTCCCACTCTTCTGCGGTCTCGTCGAATACCATCAGTCGTTCTGTAGTAACACTGTATACTACCGAATATCTGTCGCCTGCCTCGTCATCCTTTTCTGCAGTCTCGATTGTGTAACCACCTGTAGCCGTATTAACGCCAATACCTTCCAATACAGCAGCAGTACCACCAATACGCATAGCCACTACATTTTCTGCACCTGGGCCCTTGGCCTCATAGACGCCTCGTAGTAGTGTACCGTTTGAACCAAAGGTGGCCTTTGCATTACTCAACCCAGAAACCAAAACTGGTTGTTCGTTGATACCCTTACCAGCAGTACCTAGAACGAGAACCACTGGAGCTGAGCTGCTAGCTGGAATGTCCATACCGCCCTCTCCCAGGGTTGGAATAACACCAGGTAGATTGTCAAAAGCTTCGGCCATTGTAGAAACCTCCAGAGCTAGATTATGAGTTGCCCTTGACTAACTTGAGAACGATGTCTCGTAAGAGAGGTTCGTGGATTTTGAATGTCCTGTCTGTCTTTACGAGATAGCGTAGTGGACGACCTTTGAGTCCATCTTGAATTGATGAATCAAGAGTTACATCCTCAAGTCGTTCGTGCCAGAGCACCTCCGGAAATCCTTTTAGTTTGAAGTAGAACCTATAAATACTCATCAAATCCTGGAATAGTAGGGCTGTACTATTCGCAGCTTTGTTCGTTCTTGCCCAACATGTAAATTCTACCATGTTGTCAATGAACTGTCCCATGACGATGGTTTTGCTATTTGGCTTTTCAGGGTCATCAATGACATATCGGCATCTTGGCACCCATTCGTGCCGTGTTCCAGCAGACATGTCAGGACCTGCCCTACCCTTAGAAAGTTTGCCAGGAATACGTTGAATCACTCTATAGGATATGACTTGTGTTTTTAGGTCATTAGGAGGATGTTCCTCCAGTAATCGTATACGATCCTCCGTATTAATATGTAGTCTATCTTGGTAATCATCCAAAATTTCAGCAACTATCGGAAAGAAGACATCAAGATCTCCACCTACAGTAGGAAGTAGACCTGGGCCTGTAGCTATCTGATCTTTACGAATCCTCTGAGCATGTTCAGCCAAACCGTCAATGATATCGGCAACAAGATAATCAGTAATCGTAAGATTGTCAGGAAGTTCCGGCATATTACTTCTTTAGATAGTCGTCTTCTATAAGTACAGCATCCTTTTCTGAACAAAAGATGCCCCAAAATTCAACTCTACCTGTATCGCTTCTATAGTCTACAACACTCTGTGCCCTATAGATTCTTCTTCTGCGATACGGCGTGACCGCATTACCATTAGCATCTAGCGCAATCTCAACAATACGATCATAGTATGTAGGCTCAACATTCCACTCTAAAAAGAAGAGTACAGTCTGTGTGTTTAAGATACCAGCAGACAAAAACTTATCTCTATCAGCTAAGCCTGCTTCTGTGCTACGCACAGTGACCTTACGTACATCAATCAGTTCTTCATCCCATAGGTAGCGCTCACCTAACGAAAATGGATCATATGTGTCCATATCGGGTTCTTGTGTTAAGTCATCTACAGAAGGAGCTAGAATCAAACTACCGTCTGTATCTCTACGCATCCTACGTAAAACTGCCTTACGTGCTTTAGGAATCTCAAAAGGACCACCATGAAACATACTGTCTAATTCAGCTCGTAGATCAATCTCGCTTCGAGCTGCATATGGGTACAGTTGTTTAGGAGTAGGCACTATCCCCTCCACCACGGTGTGAATGGAATAGGATCGCCAGTCCAATGCCTCTTAGCACGCCTACCACTCAAAGTAGTTGATCTAGTATTCGCTCCACCTCGTATCTGTGATAATCTAATCCAGTCCCTGCCAAATGTAGGTCTATCTAGATCTCTAGCACCCTTGATAGCAGTTGTCATTGGTAGCGATGCGCCTTCTGAGATTAGTCCACCTGAGTTAAGAACAGCCTTCAACTGTCCACATGTAGCAGCAAGTTCCTTTAAATAATCTTTCGCACCACTGTCGTAGACAATCTCTAAATCAGCAAGACGTTTAGATTTAGCCAATACAGCAATAGCATTGTTAAGTAAAGTTCTACCTGCTTTACACAACACAAACTCTGTTCGAGCAAACTCAAGATATGTTCTATTTACACTGAGCGACGCCGTCACTGGCGCATCTGTGATAGGATGTGTCGTGATTCTGCGGCTAAATGTCTGAGCATCAGCCTGTATTGATGCCCAATGAATATTTAGATCAAGCGTAAAGGTGGGTATCTCTGGTATATAAGCTCCAAGCTCTATACCAAGCAGGTCACTCGAAGCATACATCGGATTTAGAGTTGTTGAGAAGAAAAACTCATAGTCTGTACCAAGAGTCTCTCCATTAATATTAGCTATCGAACTATCAAGAGTTACACTAACGACCATATTCTCTGCTAAGCCTGGCGACTCAGGTATGATTCTCTCAAGTACATCAAACGTAAAGTTAGTTGTCTGAGACACACCATCTATCACAGCTTCCCATCTGTCATACCAACCACCAACAGCTGCATCAGGATCAAGTGTGTACTCGTATGTATAGATGCCTTCTTCAATTCTAGTAGGAGTAGCATCCAGCACAACAGCATCGCCATCTACCACGTCAGGGTCAAAAGGAGGATGATCTGGATCAAAGATTGATACAAGCAGAGGCTCACCGCCATCAGGATCGATCAGATTGCCATTACCATCGAAAAACCTGACAACTAACTCTATAGTACCATTCTGATAGATCGTTCTCATTTAGACTGTATCTCCAGTTTGAGGAAGATAACTAACGTCAATCACTCCATATTGCCATGTAAACGTATTGTAGTTAGGTGATGCACCAAGTGCTGAGAAACCGCCTACCATTTCAACTTCTGCAACAGTTCTACTAGTTGTAGTTTGAAAGACCTCGGTCTCAATCAGCGGCCTATTCGAGTGGAACTTAAAATCACCAAAGTCCCACACATCATTACCACTAATTGGATGCTTCTTCATGTCGCGTTCACCAATGACGAATGCCTTGGTCCTTAGGACATAGCCAGCTACAGTAATTACGTCTACACGCAGTATTTCACCAGCACTGTTCTTGTAAAGACGCTGTACTCTAATACTTCTGTGCTTCATAATCAATCCTAGATTCTGATGGTTAAACGACTACCACTGACTTCCAAGACCTTCGGAATCTCGCCTATATCCTCTGTAGCATTGCCCGTAAAAGCACCACGCACTGGGTGCACAGCTACTATAACTGTATCTTGGGTAATCGTATCCGGATCAAGGTCGTCACTGAAATCAATAGTTATTTCATGAGTATCAAGCGATACTTGGCTAGTCAAATGATCTGGTACAGTCTCTTCTACAGCGAAGGGTGTTGTATCAACACTTGCAGCTCCTACATCGCCCAATACACTTGTACTTGTACTTGATGGAACAGCCTGAATAGCACCAGACCCTGTCTGAAAGCTCCATGAATAAGAACCAGACATGTAAGTTGGTGGCCTAAGACTGATCCTAAATGAATCGTCTGTGTCAAAGTTGCTACCACTAAATGACAGATAGACATTATCATCGAGCAGCACTTCATTGGTACGCGTAGTACCAGTCCTAACAGTTAGTGGGTCAGATGTTTTGTACCAGCGATACTTAGCAGTACCAATATCGCCTGGAGTAGTAATCTGGATGACATACACATCCTCAATTGCACCATCATACCCACCTGTAACTATTACTTCTCCATCACCTGTATTAGTTCCCAGTTGAACATCATATACAGTTCTGGAAGCAATACCTACTTTCAAATCATCTGTATCTAGCTCATCTCCAGATACTATGATTGTATATTCGGTAGTTGCCGATAGCATATCATCAGGTGTGAATACTACCTTGCTTCTATACGCAGCTGGAGTTCCATAACCATAAGTAGCATCATCAACTTCATTGCCAGCACTATCTAACTTCTTTACCTCGAACGTACCCTGTACGACGCCAGTATAGTCTGGCGAGTCGAGGAAGTATTCTGGATCTGGTGTAGTAGGTCGATCAAATAGCTGCAGTCCTGACCCCGCCCATCTATCACTATCTGGACCAGTCATAATGAAAGCTCTTTCAACAGTAGTAGGATCAATCTCTTCATCAAAGATTACAAAGACAGCTGCACCTACTGGTACACCTTCTGATCCTGACGCTGGAAAGACACTTTCAATATTCATGTTTACACCACGTACTCAAGCATATAGTCGATTGTAGGAGACATTTCGACAGTAGGATTTCGTAGATTGCCTTTTGGATTGATTGTAATACCTGCACCAGCACGAATAGTTATGATATCTCCTCCGTTAAATTGCACTGTACCGTCACCATCATGGGCAAAAAAGAAACTACCAACTAATCTTCCTGGAACACTTTCGATGCCGCCATTAGTGCCAGCCATATAATACCAAGTACCTGACTCCTTAGCGTCGATCTCTCCTACTGTTCCTAAGGTCGTAACCTTATGGATATTGGTTCCACTACCTCCTGGCATTTAGACTACCTTGAAATAGGTTAAGATTCGCTTCCACCATGGCAGGCTAACTACCTGCTTTTCTTCTTCTTGAACAGTCAATTCTACTGCCTTTGCTTCTTTCTCTATTCTATCCTGTTCAGCTAGCTCTTGTTTCATCTGTTCAATTTCGTCATCTGAAGGTAAAGAAACACTTGTTGGTAGTAGTATTTCTTCCATATCTTCTTCAACAACAGAGAACTTATCTGCACCATCAGTCATCATATCGATGGTTTTAAGGGTTTCAGCAATAGCATATTCATTGCTTCTAAGACCCTTGCGTCTTTCTTCCAGCGTATTGTTGAGTAGCTCTAGATCTAGCGGTTTGCGTGACATTGAAACTCCTATAACACTAAGGGGCGGGCCTCGCTTTGGAAGCCTCGCCCCTCCATTCTATACGCTTAGAGCTTTAAGAGCTACCCTATACTACTGGAGTACCTGGGTCAATCTCTGCAATGTCACCGCTCACGCTGATTGATGCGCTAGCAGGTAGTACAACCTGGTTAGGCACAATCTTCACATTCTTAGCTACAGCAACGTTGTGTCCCTCGTGGTATACACCTAGACCATAACGTTCCCAAAGCTTCACCTTTCGGATATCCACTCGTGGATCTGTCCACTCATCAGTCTGTAGCTCCTGGTCCACAAGAAGTGCACCAAGCTCACCAGCCTGGAAGAAGATTACGTCAGTTAGTAGCGTATCGGGATCGAATGGCATAAACGGACTGACGATGATCCGGAATGGGAATGGGAAGTAGCCTGGAATCCTGGGTGCGCTAGTCATAGTCTGGTTGTACTCTTCGATAGTCGAAGCAGCTTCACCTGACGCTGAACCACCTGGAACGATTTGCTGACCACCACTTAGACCTAGTGGGCCTTGAGGACCGTTGTCTGGTCCAAACTGCTTGGCCACTTCGCCCTGCCATTGCTGGAAGAACGTGCCACCACCAGCCTGGATAGCAAACTCACGCATCACAGGATCCTTCACCCACATCAACCATGTAAGCGGATGGATGAGAATACCATTTGGCATAAAGCCCTGATGCATCAGCTGAGCTAGGATGTCAAACAAGTCATCCATAGTCATAGAGCCATTCGCAGAACCGTCTAGGCCACGACCAGTAGTCACACCAAAGACCGAACCAGCAGGATCAGCATTATCGAAACACGTCACACCCATTGATAGGATTTGCTGGAAGATCTTCTCTTCCTTATGACGTGCCATTGCGCGCCCTGCCTGACGCATATACAGACCCATCAAGTCGAATTGACTATAACGCAGCATCTCCTCAGTGAAACCGAACGCCATACCGACCTTGCCGATGTTAGCCGTCACGGTTGCTCCACCGAGATTTGGCTGGTGCTCTGGGTACTCGCCACCCTCGGGGATATCATCTGCTACCATAGCGCCCAAGGCTGGGAAAACGATAGTTTGCCCATATTGGAACGGAAGTCTATCAAGCAGTGATGTACCGATCAATAGAGGCTCCTGCGCTTCCTTGATGATACTGACGATCACCTTGGGTAGCAGAGGACCGGCATTGGATGTGTTCAAGATATCCTTGAACTCTACCTTCTGGTTCCTGAGGGGATCCCAGCCGTTATTCTCAATGATGCCTCTTAGATGGGCTTCATCTTTGAATTCATAACCTGGCATTGATGTCTCCCCTTACCGTGTAATTAGGTTAATGATAACCTCAGTATCTGAACCAGTAACAGTGTTATTCAGTGTGTCTGGATAACCTGCGGTTGCAGTACCGGGCATCTGGTTAACGGTACCAAGTGACTTATATCTCGTCTTTACTCTGTCGAGCTTGTCCTTAGGATGCTTGATGAAACACAGCACCTGACCAAGAACGACTCTGAGGTCTGACGAAGTCGAAACCACGTAGTTTGAATCTCCATCAACCTCAACGAATGAGCCAGGCTTCAAGTCGCCAACAGCTGACACATAAGTACCAACGCTAGTTGGAGCTGTAGTGTACTCGTTGAAGGTGAGCGTTGTGCCATCTACATGACTTGGAACTGAAGCGCCCCCTGACACGTAGAAGAAGAACACACCAAGCTCATGGTCAATGTAGTAGTCACCTGACGCAGACATTTGGTCTGGGCTTTGGCGCTCACGTACGAGCAAGCCACTATCATCGGCTGAGATTGTAGTACGTGTTGTACTCTTAGCAATCGGATAGCTTGCAGAGAACCATGCGATGAAATCTGTGCTCTCTAGGTCACTGTAACGCACTACTGCCTTGGTATCAGATGCCGATACTAGATCAGCTGCACCAAATGACGGCGTACCACCTGTCAAGCTACTATCAATCACCTCTGTAGTTGCGTCTGAAGCAAGCCATGGGATTCGAATCGCATAGTCACACAGGACTTGTACCTGGTGCTGCATGCGATAGTTGTGGAACTTGAAGTCAGCAGGATTGAATGTCCGAAGAGCATTTGCAATCTCGCGCTTCTCCACGTTGCTGCCCCAGCTGTAATAAGCTTGAGCCGCAACACCCACAGCATAGCTGATGTAAGTCTCAATATTGGCCGCAGGGCCAACAAGACCACGTGCTCTCAGCGCTGTAAGAGTGGCTGTCTTGGTATATGAAGTTGCAGCAGTTAGAACTTCGCCTGTCGTTAGGTCGACAACCTTTTTTGCTACGTCATTAGCAGTGTAAGAAAGAATCGTATCACCACCTGCAGCGGCTGCCCACGCTACTCTGAGGCCAGCGGGTGCGAGAAATCCATCTGTAGTCATCGCAACAGGTCTACCTGGCATGACAGTAATAAATTCCTCATAGTACTTGTCCTCATACTGAACTGGCAGCCAAGGGGCTGGAATCCCATACATAGCAGGACGTACGCCCTCGCTGTGCTCCCAGTTGGGGACAAGGTTACCCACATGATCCCACTGCTTGTGCGTTGGGTTGTATCGTTGGCTAGTACCCATGTGGAAATAACCTCCTAGTTATTATTCCGAACTATCAAGGAAGGGAGTTATGTCGAAGTCACTTGGAACGAGGCCATAACGCTTTGCATCACGTAGGATACGGTGAGCATTATCGCTATCTGTCTTAAGTGCCTCCTTGAACTGCTTAATCACCTGATCAGTCCACTTATCTGGTTTCATTCTATCAGATGTTCCATTATCGTGTTGATCTTCTGTATTATCCTGACTAGACAAAGTGGGATCCTCTACTTGAGGCGGATCAGTTGGTGTATCTTGACCCGACCTCACAATCATACCATCAAAGTCGACGTCATCTTGCATATCTTTGAACTCTTGCTGCAATTCACCAAGAGGTTTATTGCTTTGTGCTTCAAAGACATCTTCGTATTTGCTGTCCTGGCCCTTATTATGCAAGGTTACAAGACTAGTATTCTGTGCCAAGAGTCTATGAACATCAGCCTTTGATGTCTCAAGCTCTTCACTAAGGTGATTGTAATCTGAATAGATATCGCTCAATTCAGCACGCAACCACTTTAATTGTTCTTTAGAGTCGTCGAGCTGTGTCTGCATGTCTTCTAGTTCACCCTCAAGACGCTCATTCTTCTTCTCAAGATCTGCATCTACTACACCAGCTTCAACTAGCTTGTGTACCATAACATCGCATAGACACTTTTGGTCTTCAACTGACAATTCAAATACTGTAGCAGATGCTAGTGCTAGTTTGTCAAGCTCGTTTGCATCACCTTCAGTAGAATCATTACTCTTTGAACCACAACCCATAGCTTTAGCCTTTCGACTAACACATGACAAGATTGCATCCTTACTGCCTGGTCCCTTATAGCGACCAATCAGTCTGCGAGCAGCTGTAACATGTGCGCAGTCTGGTACTGGAAAAGATCTATTTGGACCACAGAATGATGAAGATGGAAGGCTCTTACGCTTCGAAGTAGATAGCTTTGCATCCTCAAGCGACACAAGACAATCTCCAGCAGTACATTCAGTACCGTCTTCAATCATGTCTAGGATCTCAGCCTCAATAGCATCATTGATGCACTCGACTTCTTCATCTGTAAACTCTTTCTTGTCTATATCAATATCGTCAAATACTAATATCTTCTTAATGTTATCTCCATCAGCTGAATCTTGAATCAGCTTGCCATCCATATCATAGCTGTCGAGTTTCCCATTGATAATATCATCACGGAAACCGCCACTTACTGCAATATCCATTAATTTAGAATGAAGAGCAAAGGCAGCCTTTGGAATCTTAGTAATCTCACCATCACTAAGATCATATTCATATGAATAGTGCATACTATTATGGATTCTGATGAGTTGTTCAACTTCAAGGTTTCCACCTGAGCCATCAAGACCTGCATCTTCATAAGTAGCTTCACCAGCTACGATTTTGTCGATCAGCTCCTTCGCCTCTAGCATATCCTCAACAGCCTTCTGGAATTCAGCGTCATCCTCAATCAACTTGAGTTCCTCAAGCTTACTATCTTCGAGATGCTTAAAGGTGTCAGTGAGCTTATTTAGTAGTTCTTCACGTGTTTCCACTTTGCTGTCCTCACTGTCATCAAAAACATAGATGTCACAGACATAAGCCTTGCGTAGATCGTCATTATCTACTGCCACTGGTTGGTAATTGCCGTTACCAACAGGAATATCGATCAACTGTACACCAGTTGTAACGGCTTCAGTATCAGCTGGTCTGTTGACATATGACAACTCATCATAGAACAAGTTGCCTGCAATTAGAAATGCTCGCTGGCCATCGTAGTCTTTACCTGGTCTGTGCTCACATGGAGCACCCTCGGCAACCCAGTCCTCCTGACAGACAGAACAAATAGCTTTATCACTACCAGCACCAGTGGATACTGTAAGGTAACGTCTGTCTAGAATCTTTTCGATAGCATCAGCATCTGTAATATGACACGCTGCTTTAATGTATCCAAGACCTGTCCAGTCTTCGTCGAACAGAATGCCAGTCTTCACTAGAGACTCAACAATATCAACAGCTCTCCACATTTGGCTAGCCTGCGATAGGTCAAGAAGCAAAGACTTGTGCGAATCAGTTACACGTG